ATAAAACTTCGTTCAGAAAACGAGCTACGTCTCCCTCCTTTGTACACATGAAGAACGAAGGTGCCTCCGATGTGTACGCGGAGGTCGAAAGACGCCGTGAAACAGCCTCCCACGGCCACGGAACCACCACCGTAAAGTGTAGCTATGACAAGTATGGCTTACACGAAGACGAAGTTATAACAAATAAATAAATATAAAGAAACGGCTATGAATCATACCCCACCCACCAATCCCCAAGACTTACCCAAGCGTGGACCTGGGAGACCCAAGGGGTCCGTTAACAAATTCACTGGCGATTTGAAGGCTGCAATCCTTGCGGCTACGGATAGTTATGAGAATGAAGAAGGCAAGAAAGGTGCGCAAGCATGGCTCGAAGATATGCGGCGGGATTACCCTAAAACCTTTATGCAGATGGTAGCGAGGCTTATTCCACTCCAGGTTGCTGGCTCTGATGATCCCAAATCCTTGCCGATAAATATTGTCATTTCTGCCGCAACCCACGATGACACAACCACTTAATATAGATATAAAACTACCTCCAAAGATGCTGGAGCTACTCTTTACGCCCAATAAGACATGGCGTATCGCATGGGGTGGACGTAGCAGTGGTAAAAGTTGGAGCTTCGTAAGAGCACTGATTGTAAGATCCTTGGAGAAGAAGATACGTATACTATGCTGCCGTGAAATCCAGCGCAGTATCAAATCCTCCATTTGGCAGCTTATAGTTGACCAGATTGAGCTTCTGGGTCTCGGGGAAATCTTTGATACGACGAGGGATGAAATCCGTTGTCTCCGAACTGGCTCTACGTTCCAGTTCATCGGACTCGCAACCAATACGGTAGAATCAGTGAAGTCCTATGAGGGTGTATCTATTTGCTTTGTTGATGAGGCACAGGTCATCAGTAAGCATAGCTGGGATGTGTTGATTCCTACGATCAGAAAGACGGACTGTGAAATCTGGTGCAGCATGAACCCCGAGTTGGAAACAGACCCCTCCTATATCATGCTCGTCAAGAATTGGCACCTGCTCGACCGAGCCATATGTGTCAACGTCAATTACACGGACAATCCCTATTTCAGTCAGAAGTCTCGCAAGGATATGGAGTCCTGCCGTAACCGGAGCATGGATGAGTATCGTCATATTTGGTTAGGAGAGACGGTCAAGCATACTGAGAGCCATGTGTTCAACTTTGATCGTATACATCTACAGCGTAAGCCAATTGAAGCCTCTTGGAGCCATCTGGTGGGTGTGGATTGGGGATATGCGGCTGACCCATGCGTCATGGTTGACATGTATTATGACATCTCGACTCATTCGTTATACATAGCTAATGAGATAGTCATTTGGAAAGCGGAAACAGCTAGCATTCCAGATTTCTTCATTCAGGTACCTAACATCAGAGATTGCGTCATCAGAGCAGATCAGAACCGCCCAGAACAGATAAGCGCCTGTCGTAGATTTGGATTTAAACGGATGTTAGCTGGCAAGAAGTGGAAGGGCAATCATGAAGACGGAGTTGACTATCTACGTGGACTATATGACATCTACATCAATCCTGATTGTGTGCAGACTTATTATGAGTTAACAACTTTGCGCTACAAGGTAGACAAACTAACGGATCAGATACAGCCTGAGATTGATGATAAGCAACGCCGCAACATTGAGATCGATGGAGTCAGTTATAATCTGAAGGATGATTGCCTTGACGCCATTATCTACGCTTGCGAACCTCTTATTCTTGGCTTCAAACAGAAAGTCCCAGGCCGTGAAGCAGATCCACAAACAGACCAATATGGACAACTAATCCGCAAGCCTCAATCAGACGCTTATGCCAGACAGCAATTCCAAGCCCTTGGCACCAACTGGATGAATAACCTCTAAAGGACAACGTATGAATTCAGATCATCAGACCAAAGAGCCGATCAACTTCATGGACGAAGTGCGGGAACGTTTTCGCAAGACCGTCGAATCCTGGGACGAGCAATACAAACTCTCAATCGACGAGACCAATTTCCTCAACGTAGCAAACCAATGGCCGTCCGATACGAGAGCCAGTCGAGAAGGTAAACCAACCATCGCCTCAGATCGTCTGAACGCTCAGGTGAAGCAAATTGTTAACGAACAAAAATCAAACCGACCAGCTATCAGATTCCATGCGACGAACGATGAAGCCGACGAAGATACGGCCAACGTCCTTCAGGGTATCGCCCGCCATATCGAATACCAGTCAAAAGCTGATTTGGCCTACGATACGGCCTTCGAACATGCGGTACAGGGCGGGATTGGGTTCCTGCGGCTCCTCACCGACTACGAAGAGAAGAGTTTCAATCAGAGGATTTTGATCGATGAGGTACCCAATCCATTCATGGTTTATATCGACCCAGCCTTCCGCAAGGTCGATGGCTCGGATATCGAATTCGCATTCGTCCTGGATCTGCTGCCCGAAGAGGAGTTCAAGCGTTTGTATCCGGATGCGGAACTCGCCTCCTATTCGAAGCAGGCATGGATGAACATCGCCTCGCAGTATCCGAATTGGTTCGATCAGGATCGTACGGGTTGCATGGTCTGTGAGTATTTCGTCAAGGACTATGACGAATACACCTTAGTCCGACTGAAGGATGGGACCGTAATGGATAGGGCTGATTGCACAAAGCGTCAGTTACGTCAGATCACCGATTCCAGACAAGATTCCCGAGCCGTTGTCAGATGGTATAAGCTGTGTTGCCTAGAAGTCCTCGAAGAATCCGAGTGGATCGGCAAGGCAATCCCCATCATTCCAGTCTTTGGCGATTGCCTCCTTGATAACGGCAACCGAGTCTTCAGCGGCCTGATTCGGAACAACAAAGAAACTCAAATCATGCTGAACACTGTGAAAACAGTTACGTTAGAAATGATTGCCCGCGCTCCTAAGAATCCCTGGCTCGTCGCTGAGGGCTCCGTCGATAACCATCGTGACGAATGGGCTGGCGTCAATATTTTTGACCATCCCTACTTGACTTACGCTATCGTCGCGGACGATCATCAGACCCCTCTCCCACCCCCATCGCGTCAGACCGCTGAACCCCCAATCCAAGGTATGCTTCAGGTTATGAACACCTTGGAGAACGACATCAAATCAGCCAACGCGATGTATGACCCCACGATGGGCGAAAAGATGGCGAATGACCAATCAGGTGTCGCTATTAAGGCCCTCCAACAGGCTGGCTCCGTAGCTCATTACAACTACTCCGATAACCTCGGCAGAGCCATCAGAGTCGTCGGACATCAACTCTTGGATCTGATTCCAAAGGTTTACTCCGAGGAAAGAGTCATCCGTATTATTGGTATTGATGATAAGCACAAGATGGTGACGATTAATGGTGCGCCACAGCAGGGAACGGAACAGAATCACGAAATGGATGAGAACGGAGTCCGCAAGATTTATGACGTAACTGTAGGTGAGTATGATGTTACGGTTGATACGGGTCCGTCCTATCAGACCCGCCGCCAGGAGAATCTTAACGTCCTTACCGAATTGGCGATGAAGAATCAGATGGTCATGCAGTTCTGCACCGCTGATATCATCAGACTGATGGACTTCCCCGAGTCCGCGACGATAGCAGATATGTTGGACAAGATGAAGCCACCTCAGCTTCAGGACCAGGGCAAGAATGGCCAACAAAATCCTCAGCAGCTTGCGCAGCAGCTTGATCAGGCTCACCAGATGATCCAGCAGCTCACCCAGACGTTGCAGCAGGAAACCGCACTCGCGGATAAGGAAGCCACCAAGCTCAAGATTGCTACTCTGGAGAATCAGACCGAACTTATCAAGCAGCAGAAAGGTATGGACCATGATGCGGCGCTCACTACGATGAAAGCCGAGTTGGAGGAAGTCCGAGCCAGTTCCGACCACGCTAAGAGTCTGATCGCTCAGATTCATCAGAACTTATTGGACAAGAACGCTGCGGAACATCAGGCCCTGCTTCAGCAACTTACGGCTCCCCAACCAGTCCAGGCTGGTCAGCCCCAAGTCCAGCCGCAACAAACAAATCCTGGGCAAATTTCTTAACTACCAAATACTCAGATGACGAGTTCTGAAATCTCGCTAAACTTTCTGCAAACGGACTTGAGACCGTATCTCATGCGGAGGCCATGATGCCCGAAGATTTTGACAAGACTTTTGATATCCAGAACTTTGAACAGGTACTCCAGAAGGGAACGACAGATGATAAACGTCCTGCCCCCGAATTGGAACCAGACGCAAATCAGGATATCGAGCAGTCCGATGTGGACGCACCCGTCGAGCAGCTAGAGCATAAGACTGAAGAGGAAGCCGAAAATGAGGCTCTCTCTGAGGCTGAAGAGGAAACGGAAGCTAAGGTTGAGGCCAAGGCTCCGAAAAAGCGAGATCACGCAGAAGCGCGAATCGCCAAGCTAGTCAAAGAGAAAGAACGTCTCAAAGGCCAGCTTGATGCTCTTAGAAACCAGGGTCAAACCCATTCTGTTCAGGTCAACGAACCTGTTTTTGATCCGGATGCTCCGAACCCAGTCAACTACCCAAATGGTGAACGCGATGATGACTATCGCATCGATATGAAGTTCTACCAGAGGGATGTCCAGACCAGGGTCGGAACCTTCCAGGCGCAAAAGCAAGCCATGTTGGCCAAGTATAAGGATGAACTTCCCGAACTAATCGAAATGGATCAGGAGCGCGTAGCTTCTGGTATTAAGACGAGCAGTCCGACAGTGTTCAAACTTATTCTTGAGTCCGAACAATCTGGTGAGTTATGGCATTACCTTTTGGCCAATTCTGATGAAGCTATCAGCATTGCCCGAATGGATCCGATCAGAGCCGCTAAGGCCATTGGTCGGATCGAAGCCAAGCTCATAACGGATGAGCCTGATGCGGATGAGCCGGTTCCTACGAAACGCACCCTCCCAGCCCCAATCAAACCAGTCAAAACGACAACTCAAAACAAATCAGCCGCTACGAAGAACTTCGGTTTCGTCGGCTACTAATTCCTTAGCCGGATTTATGGCTAAACGAAAGGGAAAAATATAATGGCAATCTCCAATGTTTACAACAACCAAGCCTTCATCACCGCCAAGGCGCTGAAGCAGGTTAAGAATAACCTCGTCATGGTTCCTCACTGCGCTCGGCGCTGGGACGGAGACTTCTCCGGTAGCTTCCGCGCTGCCAATGGAGGTCCAGATAGCGGGAAGATCGGTGATACGATCAATATCCGCACCCCATGGTTCCCCAGCCTCCGCACCGGAGCCGCCGCATCTCCATCAGCCTATGCGGATTACTACACCCCAGTTCAACTGTTACAGTTTGGAGTTGACTACGAAATCACCGTCAAAGACCAGACCTTGAATATCGATGAGTTCTACACCAACATCGCTGACCCGATGGCAAAGCGCCTCTATCAGGATATGGACATCAAGGCATGGAACACCATCAACAGTTCTGCCACCAATCCGAACAGTTTTAACCAGTTCGCCGGTAAGCCTGGAACTCCTCTGACTAACATGCAGGTTCCGGTTGATGCTTACTCTACGATGCAGACCCAGGGAGCCGTCTTCCAGGATGATATTTTCGCAGCGTTGAATCCCCACACCGTGACCAACATTTGGCAGGGCGTGACCACCCTATTCCACCCCGCCGCCGACGTTTCCAACCGTTGGAAGACTGGGCAGCTTGGATCAGCCGCTGGAGTCGAATTTGAATCCACCGCCAATAGTTCCACCCTCACCCTCGGCACCTGGAGCGGAACTATCGTTTATAGCTCTGGCGCTTCCGATGGGGGCAACACCATCACTGTTGGTGGTATGACCGGAACCTTCAATGCTGGTGAGAAGTTCACCATCAATGGAGTAAATGCTGTTAACCCACAGGGTTATGCCGTGCAGTCTGAACTCAAGCACTTCACCGTTGTCTCTCAGGCCGGTGCGGTTATTACTTTCAGTCCTGCTTTCCACCTCACCGGACCCCTTCAGAACATCAATGCTCTGCCCTCTGGCTCCGCATCGATCAACCCGTGGGGCTACACCACTGCCACCGCCCTGACCGCTGGAACCGGACAGATCGCTCGTGAGAGCGTTGTGTTCCACCCCGAAGCCATTGCGTATGTTTTGGGTGATTTGATTGACACTTCCAATTTGGGTGGTGTGGCTGGCGGAAGTAAGTTTGCCGCCCGCATGAAAGACCCAGAGACAGGGCTCCGCTGCTCAACACTTTTCTGGTTGGATGGCTACAATCACAAGCTCCTTTTCCGCCTGGACGCACTCTACAATGCTGCTCCGTTGCGGCAGGGCTTTGCGACTATCGTCTACGAATAAGAAGATGGGGGGCGGTCTGACCGTCCCCCATCTCAGACTCTCTTCACTCATACAAAAAGGATAACACCAAATGGCTTCTACCCCTTATCAAACGACTTCTTCTCTCACCACTGTCGTGGCTCCAGGCGCAATCGTCGGACAGTCTCAGACCGATACGATCAGTTTCTTCGGTGGAACTGGCATTACTGGCGGCAACGCAGCCCTAACTAATGCCAATCTTACTGGTCTGACTGCCGGTCAGACTGGTTATACGGCTGGTTGGACCGCAGCCCAGTTCAATCCAATCCTAGCGGCTGTTGCGGCTCTGTTGGCTGCACTCAATACCGTCAGCCTCACTCAGCCCTAATAACTCCTGAAGAAAATGAAATATAGCCCCCATATGTGTGGGGGCTCTGAAAGGTTCGTATGGATTTTCCTAAGTGGTTATACAGGCAGCAAACCGGAGAGGCCGTTCTGATGCCCTCCGAAGAGTTCTTCAATACGTTGAAGGATAAGAAGTTCTGGCAGGCTGAGCCGTGGAGATTTGAAGATCACAAGAATGACAAGGCTCAGGAAATAGAGAAGCTGAAGGAACTGATCCAAACTCTCGAAGCTGAACTTGCGGAAAAGGATAAACTGATTCGTCTGCTCAATGCGAAGGCGGATGTTCAGAAAATTAAGAGAGGCTAAGCATGGCCAATCCAACCGCATTAGACCTGATTCAAGCCGCATATAGTCTGCTCGGTATCTACGATCAGACTTCTCCGTTATCTCCATTTGAAACACAATTGGGTCTGATCACTCTGACTGATCTGTTGGATCAGTGGAACAACGAGAACCTGCTCGTATTCAGCACCACGCCTTATACGTTTCCGTTCCAGAATAACATTCAGACCTATCAGGTTGGTTCGGTAAATCCCTTTACATGTAACATCTTAGGTAATATCATGACCATCACCTCCGGAACTCCTGGTGCGGTCATCGTGGGAGAAGTTCTCATATGTAATGGAGTTCCGGCCAACACTACCCTCACCGGTATTCTGACTGGCAATCAATACACATTGAGTTGG